AATAGAAGAATTACAAAATACTAAAAATATGTCAAATGCGATGGCTGGTGGTTCATCTGTTCCTACAAAAGGCGGTACCAGTAAAATAACTGGAGGTGGTGGTATTGGAACTAGAAATACTCAAATAACTCAAACTGTTAGTCAAGTTAATGGAACTAGTCAAACACCAATAACTACCAGTACAGCCCAAGGATCACAAGCATCAGTTGGAACTACAGCACAAGGAATACAAGCTGAAGCAGATACTAATGAAGAAGGAATACAAGCATCAGTTGGAACAGAAGATCAACAAACGCAATCATCAACAACTAGGAGACAAAGTTTAAGAACAACACAAGATCAAATGAACCAAGCAGTAGAAGAAATAGAAGAATTACAAAATACTGATGTTCAACAGTTTACTAGTATGATTGATGCTTTTCAATTATCAGTTGATGATAGAGCACCACAAACAAGAGATACAGGAGTAAATCCAAATAGTCTACCTCTAACAGCTCAAGATATAGGTAAATCTGAGGTAGATAGAAAAATTGTAGAACTAATTATTAGGGGTATAATGTCAAATGTAGCTAGGAGCTTCAGAACCATGCCTCCACCAACGGGTGGAGATGATCCAAATTACAATTCTTATTTTCCGATTAGTTTAAAGAAGGGTGAAAAACTGACCAATTTCATAGCATTAGCTATTAGACAGGTATTTACAAAACTAGATATTGACGCATTATTACAAATGAGTGATAATGACCCAGGAGCATTAATTGGTTTATTAACAGACCCAGCACAAGTAAATTCTAATGGAGATATAATTAAACCAGCAGGTATAATAGCAGGATTAAATATTAATTCTGAAGGAAGAGTAACTTTTAATCCAGCAGAAACAAACCCTAAACTTCCTGATTTTCAATTAGAAGCCGCCCCTATGTCAAGAAATCCTCAATTAGCTCAAATTGTAGATATGGTAATTGGTGGTAATCTTAATAGATATTCAGCGGTAGGTAAATCAACATATACCAAATTAAAAAAGAAATTAGAATTAATGAATGCTAAAGGTAATATAAATGGTATATTTAAAGCAAATGATGAAGGTCTAGTTTTAGTTTATCCTGATATAAACCCAGGGCGTCCTCAAGATGTTTCATTTATTCAAGAGAATATTAATGATCCAATTCTTCCTGAACAAACACAAAGTGTAGATCAAACTATTGATCAATTAAATGAAATGGATTTTATGTATGTGACAGAAAAAGGAATACTTCCTCAAGATGCTCTAGGATATTATCAAATGTTAGGAGATGAAATAAAACCACAAACAAGATTAACAAGAGCAGAAGCCGAAGTTAGAAGAATGAAATTAGCAGCAAGACAAGGTAGACTACCAGAATATGAGGCTCAAATGCTACAAAAACAATTAGCAGCAAAAGATAAATCAGGAGGAAGTCAACCAAGACAACAACCAACTACTGATGGAAGTGGAGGAGGACAACCACCACCACAATCACAATCACAAGCTCCAAATCTACCAAATCAAGATATGGATATATAAAAATTAATCTAAAATTAAAATATCTTTTAATATATATAAATGGAATACCATAATTGTAGATGTTGTGATTGTGTATATGAAGAACACCCTAAAGATAAGATTTCAAGACGAACTGAAAGATATGATCATTATCTAGGTATTTGCTCACCAGAATGTAGAGCTAAATTAACTGATGATGGTTATCAAAAATTATCAATTCATACATTTTTGTATGGAGATAGTAGAAAAAAAAATAAAGTTAAAATTGATAAAAGTTATTTAAAATAAAAAAGATCTAATATATATATATAAGATGAATTTACTAGAGTTATTTAGTGGAACTCATAGCGTAGGTAAAGTAGCCACAACAAAGGGTTATAATGTAATATCCGTTGATATAGATGATTATAAAGGTAAATACCCTCCAACACATAAAGTAGATATTATGAATTTTGATTATGAACAATACCCAATAGATCATTTTGATGTAATATGGGCTAGTCCTCCATGTTGTTTTTATTCTTCATTACAAAATACATGGTTAGGAAGACATAAAAGAATTAATGGAGAATTAACAATATTTACTAGAGAAATGTTAGATAATAATATGTTAATCTCCGATGAATGGGTCAAAAGAACTTTAGAAATAATTAATTATTTTAATCCAAGATTATGGTTTATTGAAAATCCTAGAACTGGGAAATTAAAAAATAGACCCTTTATGTCTACAATACCATACTATGATATTGATTATTGTAAATATTCTACATGGGGTTATAAGAAAGCTACAAGGATATGGACAAATAAAGAATTCTTTGATGCTAAAACATGTAATAAAGATTGTAATAATATGATAGGTAATAAACACGCATGTGATGTTAGTAAAGATAAACATAAATTAGATAGGTACAGGATACCTAGACAATTAATTGAAGATTTATTAGATTAAATATATAGTTTATAAAATTATAAACTATATATATAAAAAGGTTTAAGAAAATATTATCTATACTATATATATAATGTCAACAACAAACACAACTGTTCATGCTTACGCAATTAATGATGTCCACATCATTGTAAAATGCCCTCATTGTTCTAAACAAAGGAGAACATCACCATATCATAGACATGGTAGTAATGGGAAACTTTATAATAGAGAAGAAAGTAGATCATCACATTGTTCTACAATTAGATATAATACTATCATAATTGATAATGATACATTAAGATGTGATTTGGGAAAATCAGGAAAACCATTAAAAAGAAGTTTCAAAAAATATTTACTAAAAATGATGTATGGAGATAATGTATAAACCCTTTAAACCCTATTATTATATATAGTATATAAAGACTATATATAATAGCATATAACTAATATATATATACTTAAAGCATTTAACTAAATATATACTTAAAGAGGAATAAAATTATAATTTTATTCTTTAAACCCTTATAATATAGCATATATTTAAACTAGTTATATGCTTAAGGGGCTTTTATTATATACTTAAAGACTTTTATTATATATATTTAGAATATAACAAGATATTATTATATAATAGAATAATATTTTATACAAAATTCATTTAAAAATTCTTCTAATTTAAAGTTTTAATATTAGTATATAGTATATAGGATAAAGTTTAGTTGTGTTTTCTTTTCTTATATCAACTCCCATGTTTTGTTGTTATCCATATTTTATATTATAAATATTACATATATTCATTTAATTATATTTTTTAAATATTTTTTATTTAAAAAATAATATTAGTTATATTATATATAAATGGAAAGTTTAGTTAAAAACCTAAAAGAACACAGAAATGTGAGAGAAAGCACAATTAAAGTTTATACAAGACATCTAGAAAAACTAAGTAAAAAGATTAATGATACAGAATATAAGAGTGCTGAGTTTTTAAAGTCTAAGAAAAAGGAGATAATGAAATTCCTAAATGAACAATCTTCTTCTACTAGAAAGAACTATCTAGCCTCTGTACTAGTGGCTTTATCACCAAAAGAAAGAAGAAACCCAGATAAGAAGTATAAAAGCGTTTATGAAGAATACAGTAATACATTATTAGATGAACATTCAAAGTATACAGAAAAGTTAAAAGATAATGAAAAGAATATTAAGGAGAGTGAAAACTGGCTGGATTGGTCAGATGTTCAACAAAAGCGTATTAACTTAGGTAAAGAAATTAAAAAAATGGGTTATAAACAAAATGATCATGAACTAAAAAGTAAAAAAGACTTTCAAAAGTTACAACAATACTTAGTTTTATCACTATATACATTACATGCCCCTAGAAGATTAGAATATGCTGATACAAAAGTTATTAGTTATAGAGAATTTAATAAATTATCTGATGATGAAAAAGATAATAATATATATTTAGTAGTAGTTTCTAGAAATAAGAAGTTTTTTAGTTTTGGTAAAAAAGCTGTTAAATCAGAAACTAAAGAAAATATTAAAATTAATTTAGATAAAGGTCTTAATTCAGTAGTAAACCTTTTTCTTAATGTTACAAACAATACAGATGATTATCTATTAAAGGATAGTAGAGGTAGTAAGATGACTAAAAACGGTTTATCAAAGTATTTATCAAAGATCTTTAGCCCAAAACGCATTAGTGCCAGTATGTTAAGAAAGATCTTTTTGAGTAATGAATTTCAACCAGAGAATGATAAAAAAAAGAAATTAGCTAAAGAAATGAACCATAGTGTTAAAGTTCAGCAGGGTATTTATGTAAAAGAGAATTAATATAAATATAAATATTATTTAATTAAAAAATAATATATTAAATAATATATATATAAATGGTAAATCCCTGGTTAGAACATGTAAAAAAATATGCCAAATCAAAAGGTATATCTTACAAAGACGCAATCTCAAAGGCTAGACCTTCTTACAAACCCAAAAGTGGAGCAAAAGCTAAAATGAAAAAACAAAGTAGTTCAGATAAAACTAATGAAAAACAAGGAATGGAAATTAAAGGTCTAAAAGATAAAGCTAAAAAATCTAGAGGAAGACCTAAAAAGGTTACAGTAGAATTAGATGGTAAAAAAGTTTCTTTTAAAGAAGGAGGATTAAGAAAAGCATTAAAAGTAGGAGCAGAACATAAATTTAAAAAAGGTGAACTAAGAAAAGCTAATAAAACTGAAGTAGGAGAAAGTTTTGAATTTCATGGAAAGAAACATAAAATGACAAGTAAGCTAAAAAAACAAATCACTTTAGCGTTAAATCTTATGAAATAGATATAGCTGAAAATAATATAAAAGATATATAATATAAAATTATTTAAGAAAATAATGTTATATATATATATATGACAGAATTAAATGAAATGTCCAAAGAAGAACTTATTAAAATGATCCAATTAAATAAAGATTTAATAAAAAAACAAATAGAATTAAATGAAAAGAAGGTTATTAAAAGAAGAGAATATCAAAAGAAATACAGAACCTCAGATAAAGGTAGAAAAGCTAATAGAGAAGCTCAAAAGAGAAGATATAAGCCAACTGGTAAGAAACCAGGAAGACCTAGAAAAACTGAAACTAAATAATTTAAATTTTATATTAATATATTCTAGTATATTAATATAAATGACCTTTCTAAAATATCTCAACCCTATATATTGGATTTATGGAGATTATAGTATAGAAGACACAATAATATGTATTAACTCGTACAGCCCTACACAAAAGAGGTTTAATTATGTAGTTACAAAGCATGAACATGATGATAGTGATGAAAGAATTGTAAAAAATACATTATTAGAACCTGAAGAATATCTAAATAATATCAATAAATAGTTTCGTAGGAATTGAAGGAATTATTGAAAAATACTCACCCAGATATTCTAACATAAAAATTATATCACCAACTTTTTTTTTTAATTTTATTTTTTTCAATAATTCCTTCGTTTCCTTCGGATATGAAATATTAAAATTAAAAAGTAAAGGTATATCCTATTAATGTATATTATCTGGGTGTATTTTTACAAATATTAAAGTTTCGTAGACTTCGGTTTCTTATATATCTATATGATAAATATATAAAAAACTATATAAGAATAAATTATTTATTTGAAAAAAACTATTTAAGAAAATAATATCTATACTATATATATAAGAATGTTTAACAAACAAAATTTATGGGAGATCCAAAAAAACACAACAAAACTTTTTGATATTGATACTAAAATTAAGGAAGAAATCAATATTACTAATCTTAAAAAGATAATCAAATCAGGTTTTAATAAAACATATACTGATTTAAAATGGATTGAAGATTTTAACTTTCCATCTCAAGACCTTCAAGGACATCTAAAGAAGATCACAAAGCAAGTAAAGAATGGCTTTTTAGTAACACAAGCTCAGATACCAAATGGTTATGGTAGAGCTAACTACAAAGGATATATGGCTATGTGTAGTCTACCAAATGCCGTAAGACAAGCTTTATCTATTGATACAACAGTAGATTATGATATAAAAAATGCTCAGCCAAGTATTTTATATCAAATTTGTAAGAATTCATCAATAAATAAAAAAGAATATAAAACACAAAAACAATATTGTGAAAAAAGACAAGAAACTTTAGAAGAAATTGGTAAATATTATTTTGGAAAATATGATAAAGAAATTTACAAAAAGATTAAGGTATTAATTATTCAAGTAGCATATTTTGGTGGAGGGTTTAAATCATGGTATGATAAATGTGAACAAAATGGTTTTAAATTGAAAACAAAGAAAGATCATCATATAGTATGTGACCTTAAGAAAGAAATCAAAACTATAACTGAAAAATATGTAATACCAAATAATTCATTAATATTTAGTGATATATTGATAGAAAATGCTACAAATTATAAATCAAAAATGGAATATTATGAAAAGAATAAAAGTAAAAATAAAAATCTTAAAAAACCATTTCAAAAAAATCCAAAATCAACAATAATATCTAAGTTTTTACATCATTATGAAGAAATATGTATTGAAACAGTTATTTTAAAACTAGTACAGGACAAGAAAATGATTAAGAATAGATTTATTTATAGTTATGATGGTTTTCAAGATAAGAAACATGATTTAAGATATTTAGAAAAAATAGTAAAAGATGAAACAAATTTTGACATAGAATTTACTATTAAGGATACAAAAGATGGAGAGGAATTAATGAAAGATGTAGATATTTTATTAAAAGAAGATTTATTAGGTAAAAAGCATCCACAACAATATATCAAAGAATTTAATACAGAATATTTAGAAAGTTTATGTTATGATTTTCAATTACAAAAAAACTATTGGGAACTATTTGTATGTTTTACTCAGAAAGATGGTAATTATTGGTTTACAAATATTGAAACATTGACAGATCCAGAGACAGGAAAGATTAGAGAAAAGAGAGAAACACACCCATATAAATGGTGTAAATTACAAGAAAGTTTTGGAGATATTCCAACATATCAAACAGTAAAAGGTGAAGAAAAAAGAATACCATTTATTCAGAGATGGAGAATGGACGGAATGAGGAAATATTATAAAATGGATTTCTACCCAGAAAATAAACCACATTCAGAATTATTAGAAGGTAAATATTACAATACATTTAATGGTTATCCTGATTTTATATTTGATGCTACATTATACACTGATGATGAAGCTAAAATATATAATAGTGTATGGGAAGGTTTATTATCAAATTTATTAGGAGATCTAGAAGCAATGAAAAAGTTCAATATGATTATTTCATATAAAATAAAATATCCATCAAGAAAAAAACCATTTGGAATTGTAATTAAAGGTCTTCAAGGAGAAGGTAAGAATTTTATATTATCAAGAATTGCTCAAATAATTGATAGACATCATTATAATACAACAAGTAATGTAGAAGATGTTTTAGGAAAACATGCTATGGGTCTATTTCATAAATTAATTGTAAATCTAAATGAAATGAATTTAACAGATACTAAGGATAAAACCGAAAGATTTAAATCATTGATCTCAGAAAATTCATATACATTTAATCCAAAAAATGCTCAACCTTTTGAAGCTATTATTTACGCTTTACTAGTGGTAACAACTAATAAGATGTGTCCATTAGTATTAGATGTTATGACAGGAGAAAGGAGATGGTTTATATTTGAAGGAAATGGTAGAAATTGTAAAATTAATCAAGATAAATGGACAGAGATTTATAAATTAACTGAAAGTGATAAATTTACACAATGGTTATATAATTATTATAACAATATGGAATGTGAAACTTATGATTTCAAGAAGGCGAAATATGAGAATAGCAAAACCGAAGCATACAATAATGTAGCTAGTTTATTCATACCTTATGAAATGTTATTTTTGAAAGATTGGTTAATTGATTGTCAATATTTACAATATACTGATACATGTCAGTTGGATATTGATAGTGATGATGAATTAGAGACAGGACAAGAAGCAAAACCAAAAGATTGGATTAAATACCATGAACATGAAGAATTTTATCAAACAGTTGATGTAGAAGTAAAATATTTATTAAGGGATTTTTGGGAATGGTGTAAAGATAATAGATGTCCAGTGGGAGAAACAAAAAATCCTAAATCTTTTAAAGGAAAATTAGCATCATTTAATTTCAAAAATATTGAACATGCGAAAGATAGTCAAACAAGAAGAGCAACAATGAAATTTAAACCTATTGATTTATTAAAACAATTAATTGAAAAGAATGTATATGATGATGATATGAAAGAATGGAATACACTTAATAAAGAAGGAACTTATCAGAAAGAAGATGATAATGTTGGATTAAACTTTTTAAATTTGATTTAAATTAAATAATTCTTAATGAATAATTATTTAATTTGTTTGTATAGCAACATCTGATGTTTCAACAGGTTGATCTTTTTCAAGCTCTCTTTCTATTTGCTCTCTAACGGTTTTTGTAACACATTCTGATCCCTTCAAAAAACACACAACCGAATGTAATAACCCATTACTTCTAGTCTTTTTTGTAAGCGATAATATCTCTGATAAAAGAAATAAACCAAAGCCGATATATCCATAGTATTCCATTTATTATATAATAAAACTATATTTATTTTTTCTTCTTTTTATTTTTAGATTTCTTTTTTTCTGGTTTAGATTTGTAATTACAGAATACACAATCTGGGGTAAATTTCATTTTTTCTTTTTTTTCTTCATTTAGTTGTTCCTTAAGAATAATATCATGGTGAAGTTTACTCTTTAATCCTTTTTTTTCTTTTTGGTTAAATTTTGGGTAAAGATCCATTTACTTATATAAATATTAATTAGATAAAAAAAAAAATATTAATAATTATATATATAAAATGTCTCTAATTGTTTTAAACTCAAAAGGACAAGATCCAGCAGAATTTGAAAATCATTTTGGTAGAGGTATCAAACTACCAAAGAATGCTGAAATATGCTTAGTAGGTTCTAATATTAACTATAAACAGAATACAGAAGATGAAACACAAATTAGTGAAAGTAATGATACATTTGTAATACAATATGGTAATGTAGAAGAAGCAGGAATGAATGAAACTGGACCATATACAATTAAAATACCACATGGTAAATATAAAAATTTAGATTTGGGAGCAGCAATTCAACAAGCTTTATTAGCAGGTATGAACCCAATAGGTGAGGCTACCTCAAATTGGTATAAAAATCAGCCAGTATCACCATTAAGAAATGCTGTATCAGCAGTTTATGATTTAGCTACTAATAAAATAAAATTACAAGTTGATAGACAAACAGTACAGGTTGGATCATTTGGGGGTCTAGCAAATGAACAAGATACATTTTCTAGTGATGAGGACGCTAAAGCAGGTTTTATTGCGTCAACTGGAGTTTATACAAATTATGGTCCGAATAAAAATACTCAGTTATCTTTAGGTCAATCCCTACCAATTAAAAGATGGGGGATAGATTATACTTTTGCTGAATGGTCACCAAGTGTAACAGTTCAAGATCAACAACAAACCCAAGCAGTATTAAGTAAATACCCATGTTGGACACATAGCACAGGAGCACCACCATTACTACCACAAGGTGGATTTTGGGGCGGAGGTGGAGGTTCAGGAGGACAAATAAACCCATATTGGATGGCAGGGCATCATTGGGCTTTTTATGTTCCAGGAACTTATGATTTTTCTAGAGATAAATTATTAGCGTATATGGGTGGTATAGTATCACAAAGAAAGGTAGGGGTGACATCATGGAGTAATCCAGTAATACAAGCTAATAATAGACAAGAATTAATTGATAATTGGGCTAATGGAGGTATGAAATATGATATATGGTGGGAAGTATACCCAGATGATGTTAATGAAAAATGGATAGTCAAATATTATTATCATCCAACAAATAAACCATATTCTTATGATAATGCTATTCAATTTGGAGAGGGTCAAATGTTACAGTTATCTTTTAATCAAATTTCTTTAATACCTAAAGTAGGAACAGCTGGTACAGATCCACAAGCCCCAAGTGTAGCAGATGCTGATAACTTTCTTTGGGAAGGTAGATACTCACATACACAAACTGTTACTACACCTACACCTACAAGTAGTGACCCAGCAACATTAAATGGACAAGTTGGTTATTGTGTAGTAACTGATGAAGGTAATTTTGATTTATACAAATATCTACCATTATATCAAGGAACTAATATAAAATATCAAGATGATCAACTACCAGCACCACCCATACCCATAGCAATATCAACCTTAAGACATGGTAATTCTAGAACTGTAAGTCAATCAATATATAATGGACAACCTGAACCACAAGACGGTGGATCAGGAGCAACAGTATTATCAGGAGTGGGACATCCATTTAGAGATGTATTTTTTGGATTTAGTCCAGTAAGGGAAATATCAACTATAGTAACAAAATTTATAGATAATAAATTTAGGCTAATGTGTGATAGAGAAAGTAATGTAGGTAAAACTTTAGGATTTAGAGAAGATATATTAACTAAATATGTAAGAAATACAACAGCAGCTATAGAAAGTGCCTTTTCAAGTGAACTATGGAATGAGGCAGAAGAAGTAGCAATTATTCAGATACCAAATCTACCTATTGAGGGTTCTTTAGGAGGTGGTAGTTCAGTATGGGGTGGTGCTAATGATGCTCAAATTTTAGGAGTAGCACCAATTAGAATTTTAAAAAATTTACAAATCAACCCTAGTAATGGACAATCAATATATACCGAAACATCAAATGAGAATTGGATTAAGCTTTCAAATTTATGTATGGATAGTCTAAATCAACTTAAAATAAAATTAACAGATCCAACAGGAAGAAAATTAACAAATCTATCACCAAATACTACTATTTGGATAAAAATTAGACAAGGAACACATGATACAGTCTTAAAAGGAGGAGATCAACCCATGTTAAATCAATATGGGAGATTTAAATATACTTAATTATACAAATGTATAAAAAAAACCTTATGTTTTTTACATTAATTTAATACAAAAAACATAATTTTTAATACAAAAATAATAATCTATTATATATATATATAAAAGATGCCTAAAAAAGTATTTGATGTAGAAAATACTGGACTACCAGAATTTGTAGAAGAACAAAAACCCTCAGTTGAACCAACTAATTTAGATTTAATAATTGATCTACCAACAGAAGTAGAGAAACAAGAAGAAAAAATAAATAATATGTCAACTGTGAAAGATATATTTATTATGAAAAATAAAAAGATACAAAATAAACCTGTACCATTAAGAGAACCTACAGATACTATTATATCTGAAGAAGTAGGAGTTAGTACAGAAGTAGATAATACTAGTAATGAAGTAAAAGTAGAAACAAAAGAAAAGTATAAGAATATAGGAAAGAGAGGAAGAGATAAAAAACCTAGAAAGAAAAGAGTAATGTCAGAAGCTCAAAAACAAAAATTAGCCGAAGCAAGAAAAAAATCTTTAGAAGTTAGAAGAATGAAAGCAGCCGAAAAATATCAAAAAATGAAAGCTCAAAAAGAACAAAAGAAAAGTGAACCAATACCTATACCAAAAAAAGAAACTCCCTTAAATCCAATGGGTAATTTTGATCAGTTTTGTGATTTTATGGAACGATATGAAAAAAGAAAATTAAAATCACATGTTGTATCTGAAGATCCACACCCTAATAAAATTATTCCAGAACAACAAAAACCTAGACCACCAATTCAACAGAGACAACAACCACCTAGATATATTGAACAAAAACCACCTCAAAAAGCAATTAAACAAAAAGTTAATCTTCCTAAAGCTCAACCAGTAAAACAAGAACCATCATTATTTGAGAGATTTAACGCTCATAGAACCAATAATAATAGGTCATTATTCCATTCAGGATTTGGGAGACATTATTAATTAATATAATCAAATTTAATTATATTAATCAAATCTTACAATTATCTTACCCGTTTTTGGGCAGGTTTCATAAGGTTTTGTTTTATATTCAGTAAAGCTAGTTCTAGATTTTGGTTTATTTTTTTTAGTATTTCTATTTGATTTTTTAACAATACATTTTGGAAGATCAGGTTTCAAACAAAAATAATAATCAAAATATGGGTCTTTATGTGACATTATAGACATTAAATAAAATGTATCTTTTTTGTAATTTAAAGTTGATGTAACCTCATTGTCATAAGATATATTATTTACTAAAGTCTTTTTTTTATTTTTGTAATAATAAAATCTACTCCAATTTTCTGGGTTTGTGTTTTTATGTGAATATTTTGTTACAATAGCTGGATCAATATAGATACCTAATCTATCCAAAGTTTTTTTATCATCCATATTCATTTATATATATATATGAGAAAATAATTAAAATAAAAACTACCAGAAAAATAAATATAAATAATATTTAAATATTTTATTTATATTCTAATTATATATAAATGGATAAAAACCTAGATATTCTACCAATTCAACCTATTGAAAACGAAGCAATACAAAAGAAAAAACTACATCCTAATCTACCTAATATTTATAAAGGTCAATTATTGATAGTAGCAGCACCTATTAGATCAGGTAAATCAGTGCTCATAAATAATATGCTACTTAATCCTAATTTTTATGATGATTGTTTTAGTGATGTAAATTTTATCTCAAATACAATCTTTAACGATGCTACATCAAGGTTTGCGGCAGAAAAATGGCGTAATACATGCCATGAAATGTATTCTGATGATATTATCACAGGAATTATAAAACATCAAAAAGACAAGAAAAAACGAGAAGGTGATTCATCATTTGCTTTAATTCTAGATGATATTTGTGGAGATTTAAATAAACATGGTAGAAAGGGAGGTAAGGCTATACACTTTGCGACAAGATTTAGACATTCTGTAAATAGAGGTGACGCATGTCTAATGCTTTATTCAAATCAAAAATATAATGATATATCTACAATAATTAGAAACAACGCTACAGGAATGTTAATTAGTGGTAATATAAAATCAAAAAAAGAATTACAAACAATTAAGGATGATATACAAGATACATTTGGTGGATCTGAAGTATTTGATGATATGTTTAAAAGAGCACAAGAGAAACCTTATAGTTGGTTATATTTCAGATTAGATAGTAGCCCACCTGAGGTATATTTAGATTTCAAGGAAAAATTATATCCACAAAATTATTTAAAACCTAAAAATAAATAAATTAATTAAATTTAAAAATAAAAAAATATTTTTTATTTATAAATATATATATATATAATGAACAATCCTTTTAGTTATCAAAATGATTTAACAGGTTTTAGAAGTCAAATTTCAGCGAATATTAACAAGCATGATAATATTGTAGCTCAAGCTCAATCTAGAGCAGTAAGCCGTAAAAATGCTTTAATCCAAAGGGCTAAAGATGTAAAAGCGAGTGGAGAAGAATTAGTTAAACAAGGTTTAGAAGGAGCAGCTATACCACATGCGGGTAAAGCAATCTATAAAGGAGGAAAAGCCGTTTATAGAGCGTTAACAGGAAATCAAACAGCAGCAGGTCAACAATCAGGAAATAGTCAATTAGATAGTAATAATACTGATAGTTTAAATTCAACATCTAGAGGCGGACCAACAGATGGAACAGAAGATCAACAAGTTGACACAGGAGATGGTGTAGAAATGACAGGAAGAGGAGGACCAGTAGAAGGGACCGCTTCAGAACCAGGGGCTAACGCATTTGGTGAAATTGATGAAAATACTTTAACTCAGAGCTCTCCATTTACAAGAAATATATCTAGAGGTTCTGATATAACAGGAAGAGTAGGAGAAGCAGAACAAGAAGCATCTAATAATGCGGAACAATTAGCACAACAAACCTCACAACAAGCAGAAGATGCCGTTAGTAATTTACAATCTACAGCACAAGAAGGTGAAAATGCCGTTAATGATGCTTTATCAAGTGGAAGAAATGCCGTAGATAATGCTATATCAGGTGTTGGAGAAGATTTACAAGCTACAGCAGATGGAATATCTGAAGGACTTTCAAATGCTGTTTCTGGTGGTCTAGAAGATCTAGCCTCAAGTGGTGGGAGTGCTTTAGATGGTGTAACGGGTGCTGTTACTGGTGGTATTGAAGATGGTGTAGGAGCAGGAATTTCAGCATTAGCAGAAGCTACTGGGGCTACATCATGGATACCTTTTATCGGGGAAGTAATGGGTGGAGTTACAGCAGCAGCAGCATTAGGAGCAGCGGGTTATGGTCTTTATGAAGAAATTAAGGGAGGTGATGAAGTAGATCAAGCTGAACAAGCAAAATTAAATGTTCCTCAAGCACCTAAATTAAATGTTGCTGGATCATTTATAGCACCTCAACAAACAAGTGTACAGATATAATTATTAGTATAAAAGACTAATAATACAAACCATATAATATTTTTTATTTTAAAAAATAAATTAAAAAATATTTTCTATTTAATAAATATATAAATGAGCACTCCAACAATCGCTAAGAGTATTTTAACTGATAGAAATTCAGAATACAAAGCTAAGGATGTAATTGAAATCTTCATTCCTCCAGAAGTCGTACCAATGTTAAATCCAGCAGAAACATATCTAAAATGGATAGTAGAAATGAAGAATACCACCCATTGTGTCCAGCCTGATGTAGCAGCAGGAGCACATAGTTTAATTTCTGAAATTCAAGTTTATGATGGTCAAAATCAACAATTGCTAGAACAATTAGAAGAATATAATTCATGGACAGCTAAGAAATTTCATTATGACCAAACTAATGGTCTCAGAAATATGAGAGCCCTAATGGAAGGACAAAGTAGAGTTCAAGATCCATTTGTAACATCTCTATATTATACACCTGATTTAATTTCAGGTAATACATACAGACCAGTTGAGTGTTGTATGCCATTACACATGAGTGGTATTTTTGGTGCTAACGGGCGTGTATTCCCCGCTTTGCTGACCGCAGGAATAAGATTAAGAATAACATTAGAATCAAATGTAAGAGCTTTAAGGATGGTTACAACATGTGGTTTTACAACTGAACCAGCACCAGCTGTATCAGATCCACCAAGTTCTACAGCAGTTATACCAAATCCTCCAGTAACCTCAGATAATACAAATGCTGGATTTTTTGAATTAGGTGTAGTAATAGCAGGAGCAGCACCAGTAACCGCTATTGAATGTAAAAAAGTAGCTACAGCAGGTGGTCAAAATTGTAATAGTGATACATGTGGATTTAGACCTGGTATGATGATTGGTTATCAAGATAATGCTGGTAAATTAGTTAATATGGGTGAGATTCTAACTATTACTGATGCGGGAGCTAATATTTCATTTAATGTTGCTTCTGTTACTCCTGATGCCGCAGAAGCAGCAGGTTTAGGTAAAAGAGTATTTGTATTTACTTCATCTTTAGATCAAGCACCAGAATATTCAGTTAGAAATGTAGAAATGGTTTGTAGTGTTGTAGAAGCAAAACAAGAAGTAATTAATGCTATGGTTCAAAAAGTAAATTCAGGAAATGTAAAATTAGATTATACAAGTTATAATATCTATAGAAACAATCTGAATGCTGGAGTAAACAGACCTAATATATTATTTGGAACTACAGAATTTAGGGCTATGTCTATTTTAAGTTGTCCAAGTAAAACACAGAATGGATATTTAGATGATAATTTAAATTCAATTGGTGATGGTATGACATCATATCAGTATAATATAGCCAATCGTCTTACTCCGAACAGAAGGGTTTCAACTGACAGAGTGGGAAGTGTTACAAAAAATTTAGAATGGAATGCTATACATCAACATGAACTTAAAAAATCACTAGCAAGATTTCAGATTGCTCCTAGATTTTTATGTAATAATAAAGAAATGTATTCTATTGGAAGAGAATTAGCAAAAAGGGGTAAATCTTTTGATGCTAATAATCAAGAAATTAGATTAGATCTAGAATATTCTACAGCTACAGGAAATAATGCTTTAGAAAAATTACTACAAACATGGGTATATCATATTAGAACTTTAGTAATATCCCAAAATAGTATAGCAGTTGTATTTTAATTCCGAAGGAAAAGAAGGAATTATTGAAAAAAAAATAAATAATAATTAGAATATAATAAATTATAAAACATATTGATTGTATGTTTTATAATTAATAATTCCTACAATTCCTACGAAATATTTTCTTATGTTATATATAAATGTCACAACCCACAGATATGAAATTATATGAAAAAGTAGCTAAATCTATTAAAAAAAAATATCCTAAACATAGTGCTTATAGAAGCGGTTTATTGGTAAAAGAATACAAAAAACAATTCAAAGAAAAGTTTGGTAATAAATCACCATATAAAGGAAAAAAGAAATCAAATGCCCCTTTAAGTAGATGGTTTAAAGAAGAATGGAAAAATCAGAAAGGTAAAACTGGTTATCAGAAGAAATCTGATGTGTACAGACCCACAAAAAGAATATCTAAGAAAACTCCAGCTACATTTAAAGAGTTATCAAAAAAAGAACTTAAAGAAGCTCAGAAAGAAAAGAAAACTAAAGGTAGAGTTAGTAAATTTAAAAAATAATTATCTAATATATATATAAATGAGTAATTATAAAATTACAAGTTATTCTAAAAATAAAGCAAAAAAATTAGGTGTTACTATTAAACCTAGTAGTAATAAGAAAAAGAAAATTGATGTATTTAAAGGTGGAAAAAAGATAGCATCAATTGGTGCTGTTGCGTATAAAGATTATCCTAATTATTTAAAAGAAGATAAAAAATTAGCAGAGAAGAGGAGGAAAGCATATAAGAAAAGACATGAAAAAGATAGACATAAAAAAGGTAGTAATGGGTATTATGCTGATCAAATTTTATGGTAATACAAAATAATTTAAAAATGGATCATTTTTAATTTATTTTTTTATTTAATAATATATATAATAAATGTCACGACAGAGTATTGAAAGTGTTCAAAAATTTGAAATCTCACCACAAAATCAATCAAGTGGTGAAAGCACATATTCCTATGTATCAGGTAATCCGTTGATTAGCTTTAGTCTAACAGCTTCTGATTTATACCTAATGTCTGATAAATTAAGACTTAATTTTAGATTACAACTTACTGATGGAAATGGTGCTAGACCTAATAATAATGACCAAGACGGTGGAGGTCTTAAAGAGGTTTTACTTAACAATAAAGTAGGTGTAGCGTCCGTTATAGATAATATTACAGTCAGTAATTTACAAAATAATGTCATTGAATATTGTAGATCATACCCGAAAATGCTTAGCTCACTTATCCCATCTGGAGCAGGTTTTGCGGATTATACAAGTTATTTAGGACAACAATTTGGTGCTTCATCAAATAAAGAAGTACAGGGTAGATTATGTAATACCGCAGGTAATGTAACTGGTGGAACTCAAAGATCATTTATAGAGGTATCTATGCCTCTGATGTGTGGAGTATTTTTAAATGGTGAACCTCTACCATTATCATATAATGCTGGAACTGGAGGTCTCCGTATAAATATTCAGCTCTCCCCGTCCATCCAAAGTCTATTTGGAAATACTACAGCCTCACCATCAACTGTAAATAGTTTTTATGTATTATCTAATGTATCATTAAGTGGTGAATTTGGTGTTCCAAGAGGTGGAAGACTTCCACCAATTAAAGCTCTACCATTTACAGCTTTTCAATCATTTTACAGTGTAATTAACAATGGTGATAATACCCAACAAATTAATCCAGCATTAAGTGCTGTTGTAAGTCAATTTACAAATTTTGTGCCTACTGAGCATATTTCATCATACAATGATGATGGATATAAAACAACTCCTTTACTAAATAAAAGTTCAGCAGCAGGTAATCCACAAGTAAATAAAGCTCCTATATCTGGTGTAGATTTTATAAAATCTGGTGTAAAATTTCCGCTTCAATTCAAAATTGATGAACAAAATGTAGTTCAAAGAGATGCTACAGTAAATGATCAATATGCTGGATCAGCATTTGAAGCACAAAGACAATTTTATTATCAGACAGCATTAAGAACTTTAAGACATGCTACATCATCTATGCCTGGTGCTAATTCTGAAGGTCTAAGTATTGCTAATGGTGATGTTCATCATAATTCTACTACTGGTGTAGGAACTAATGGATTTCAGAATTGTTATGGTATAGGTTGTAGATATGACGCCGTAGGTAATGGTTCTACAACTAGTTTCAGAGGTCAACCATTTAGTATGAGAATTCAAAGTAAATTAGATGGTAACTCACCAATGAGTGCTTATACTTTCTTCTTACATAGAGGAATGATTAATTTTGATAGTAATGGGATTGTATCAATATCAACTTAAATAATGTGTATAAAAAATATTAAATTTTAAAAATGATTTAATATTTTTTTTATTTTAATTTATATATATATATATAAATGACCGATTTAACTAAATTAGTAGGTATGACAAGTCTGGAAGCTCAAGACCAGAGAGTAGAAACAGAAGTTTTAGAACCAACAGCATCTAGTCAATCACAATGTAAATTTTTACTACCCCAAAAGGGATTATTAGAAAGTGATGTATTTTTTACTTTCAAAGCCACCGTTCCAAATAATCATCAAGACGCCCCATTGATGGCAGGCGGTTTAAGTTTCATCCGTAGAATTTCAATGTATTACGGAAATGTATTATTGGCTGACTGTGATCAATTGGCACACCTCTTACAACTTAAAAATACTTTTGTTGATCAAGACATAAGAGACCAGGTATATCAAACTGAAATTCTACATTTTTCAGGTTTAAAAGTTGACGAGTCCGCCGCAGGAAAGAAAGGTATGTATTCTTTAGACGCTGAAGATGATGGTACAGGTATTGTAGGACTGGAAGCATTAAGTGCTACAGCATACAATAAGAAAGCAGAATTTAGGCTACAAATTACAGCCGCAGACACTCCAGAAATTTCTGTCCCACTCAAAGCTGTCTTTCCGTTTTTATCTCAGACACAACTACCTCTAGGATTATTGAATGAAAGAATTACAATAGTAATAGATTTTAGTGATGATCTTTTAGGTGTAAGAACTGTTGTAAATCAAGCAGCAGGAGCAACTGATACATGGGCAGCAGGTAGTAATGTTGTATTAGATAGTTGTAAAATGTTATTGGATTTAGTATATTATGATGATAAACCAAATAAACCATCACCAATGGCTAGAATTGAACAAGAAATAGCAAATAGGGGTATTGAATTAGTATATACTGATTATGTCCATGTTGAAGAATATCTACCAGGTTTAGCACTAGCACCAGCCACACCACAAGACCAAACAAAAGTTATAAGATTGGGTCTAGACAGTCAGATAGTGAGAAATATTCTAATTGCTACACCAAGACAAGCCAATTATGGAGATGCTACAGGAGCAATAGCATCAATGAGTAATCCAATTCTAGGAGATTATAATAGTAGAGCATCACAAGGAAGAACTACATTACAATGTAAAATAAATAACCGTAATATATTTGTAAATGCTTTAGATATGGATGCTAAATTATGGAATGAATTAAGTCAAGTTTATGGAACTCCAGCAAAATCTAACTGTGGTTTAACATCATTTGTTGGTCAAGTAGCAGGGACTAATTATAATTTGAATGCTAACCAATCAGCATTTCCGACTGATAAATACATGATGGGACACTTTGAAGATGCTTTATGTGGTTCATTAGGTTATTTGGGTATTAATCTATCTAGAACTTATGATAATGTAGCATATGCTGGTATGTCAGTTGGTAAATCTCCAGTAACAATTGATCTTACTTATCAGAGAACTGACCAGAATTATACACAAAATAGAATTTTAGTTTGGTGTGAAAATGAGAGGGTTATGATGATTAAAAATGGCACTATTTTTGTATCAGGTAGTTAATTTAAAAAACTTTAAGAATATATTTAATTTAATTAAAATTTAAATCTAAATTTTAATTAAAAAATAAATTTATAATCTAATAATATATAAATGAACGATAATAAGACTTATCCAAATACTCAAACATTTTTAATTGAAGCAAGTAGAGGAGATAGTATTATTGATAATAAAGATAATAATGATTATAACTCAAAATGGAGCACAGAAACAGCCTTTCAATTGAAAAGGGGTGACACAGTGAGTGTTGAAATGGTAGCCTTAAATGCTCAGAATGCGGGATCATCTCAAACTATTGAATTTACTGGTGAAAAAGTGATAGTGGATGGTAAACAAAAGAAATATTGTGACAATAAAGTATTACTAGAAGTTTTTTATTATATAAATAACAATAATACATATAGTGTTGGACTTCCATTATTACATCCTGAAGGTTCATTTTGTAATGAAGGGGCAGGTTCTTTTGCTGAAAATAAATGTCAACCAGCACAATATGGAACATTAGCAGATGGAATAAATAATAGAGGTTTTACATATACACCAGGCACGGCATCATTTTTAAATGCTGGAGTTATTGGAACTCCACCAAATGCTTATGTTGGACCAGTAATTGACGCAGGAACATGTCATCAAATTGTTGCTTTAAAAGATTTTACTGGAACTTATGTAAGTAGTGTAGGAGCAAATGTTGATGAAATTGTTGGTGTAGTATTAGCTAAATCAGGAGATGGTGGAACAGGTTTATTTACTGATTATGCTTCATGGTTTGGTGGTAAATGGGGATTTGGTGAATTATGTAATATATATCCAAATATGATGTGGGGTGTTGAAGATATTGGAAATAATTTAGAACTTAATAGTGTTAGAATTACAGAAATTACTGAACAAACAGCAGCACTACCAGGTGGATATGCTGGTACAGGAAGAGTAGAATTAACATTTGCTAGTAGAACTACGATGTCAGCTTTAGATACAGTAGCTAGTGGATCTTTATTTGGTTTAAATTGGGAAGATGAAAAACAAGGAACATCAGAAATTGGATTAGTTAATTATGATAATATAAATTCTGGAGCATTTTTAAATTATCCACCATATGTAGCAAAAAATAGAAATCTAGGTCATTATATGGAAAATATAACAAATTCATCAGCAACATATAGTCCACAATATAAATATTTTAAAGGAGGAGCAGGAGGAACTGTATTTTTTGGTGGAAGTGATCCAAATTTAATTAGTGTTGCTAAAGGTGATTTTAGTCAACCATCATCTAATCCTGGTTTTAGATGTGGACAACCTAGACATGATAATAATGGTAAACCATATATTTTAACAAGAAATGATTGGTGTGGTCAAGGTAGGAGAGAAGTTAACTCAGGCGACTTTCTACCAAAATTAGAACCATTAAGTGCTTTTATTTTATTAGAAGCAGAAGAATTATTTACAGATGTTAATGCTCTAGCTCAAACAATAAATGATAAATTACATGAAACATTAAATTTATTTGATACTGAGGTAGCAGAACAAGATAATTTTTTAACAAATAGTGAATTATACCCACATTTAAATACTAAAACTAGTTCAATTCTACCTACAATTCAAACAAATGGTTATGTTGATCCAGCATTAGGAGCAGCATTAGATGAGAATTATAAAACATTATATGATGCTATTACACCAGTTAAATCTGGTGGAACTGTAAAAATTCAACCAGCTAATTTTGATGATGGTGTAAATATGTTATATCAAAGTTCTAGAATGACTATAGATGATACTACACCTGATTATATTAAATCAACTTACATTAAAAAATGTCCAAATCCAAATTTAAATACAGAAGCAATTGAAAATCCAATATATGGAAATAGTGGTTATCTAAATTTTTATAAAGCACAATTAGGTGACCGTTGGCAGAGAATTTCATTAAATTATTTAAATACTGTAGCATCAAGAAAACCAGCTCCAGCATTTGGAAAAAGAAATTGCGGAAAACCAGTAATCTTAAATGAAAAATTACTTTATAAAGATGTTACATTAACATCACCTGGTGGTTTTTCAACAGTTAAAACAACTACAATGAAAAAAAGCCAATTAATCTTTACTAATTTAAATTATCCTCAGAAAGATAGTGATGGTAACCCAATAATACCAGGATTAGAACAACAATTAAGAGATTTAGCAACTGAAATTAGAAAATATGAAATATATAATAATAAAGTAAATGGTAGTAATTCTTATGCTAAACAAGAAAAAACTTTAGATTGGGTATTTGATTTTGATATTGGTATTACAAATGATAATAAATGTCAATTTTTACAAGGATCAGCAGTTACAACTGACCAATACAGCCCAATGACAATGCCATGGACTGATGAGTATCCAGCATCAACAAGTCAAGCAACTGATCCAACATATGGTACAGGTATGGATGGAACAGTAAGAGAATTAATTTGTCCATCTTTTTCAACTCCAGGCTTTGGTGTTCATCATACTAATTTTTATTGGTTAACACAATTTTCAGCTTATAGACCATTAGGTCACATTTATATTGAAAGTAGATTTGACCCTAATTATTTTGTAACATCTCAAGATATGAATAAAATTACTGGTGGAGTAGCAATTGATGCTAATTGTCAATTGATTGATGGTGAAGCTTATAAAAAACAAAATTATGTTTATCCTGATATGGAATTAATAAAAGAATTAAATATAGGATTATATCCTTATGAACATATTGATGAAGATGGAACTAAAGAAATTTTCATTGCTATACGATGTGGTGAAGATTATGAAGCATTTTCTGAAAACCCTTTAAGTGTTCAATTAGGATGTATGACATGGGGTTCTACAATTGGTGTATCTCCTAGTTCAGCAGATAATCACATGATAGCCCCAATGAATGCTGATTTTAAAAATCCAAACCGTGAATTTCCGATCCCTGTAAGTGGACAAGTATTAAATAGAGGTCTTAGACCAAACAGAAATAATATGATATGGTGTGGTGCTAATAATCCAACATTTGAATTTAACTCAGCAAAAAATAGATATGAATTTGTAAATCTTCAATCAGATCAATTATTAAGTTCTTTAAATACAGCTCAATCATTAGGTGGTGGTGTATCATCACAATTAGGTGATAAAGTAGGTATTGTAAATTCTATAACAGTTGATGCCGTATTTAATAGTGTAGTTAGTAGAGGATCAGTAAATAAAGGTGTTAGAGATGCTATAAGTGGAGTTGGAGTTTATAAAATATGGTTATGTCCACCTGATTATAACCCACCACCAAATATTAATTTAGTGAATTATTGGGATAATTCAACACTTACTAAAACCCAAGAAAATCATGATGCCATTACCAATAGATGTATACAAGCCTCTCCCACCGAATGGGAGGGTAGCCTTTTAGATAGATGTGGTTTTGATTATTATTCTTTATTTCCAAAATATGGTTATCAATTTAATAGATTTGACCCAAATACATATAATAATGAAGATCCAAAAGTAATTGGTCAAGGTGTAAAACCATTAATTTTAAATAATTCTGTAAATAATGTTACAAATCCTAGTTTATCATTATATTTTGACCCAATGCCAACACCAGCAGCTAGTGCTATACCTTCAGGAGTGCCTAATTTTGGTTTAGGTATGTATAATAATCAATCAGTATTATTATCAACACAATCATTACCATTAACAGCTACCGCATCACCAATATTAACTACATCACCATTTTATATTATATATTCTGATATTGTAGGTGAAAGAAATTATCAATCTGGTTCAACTCCTCTACCAGCAGTATTTTATTGTATGAGGAATTATTCAAACAGTGGTTTCTTTTATGGTTATGGTTCTACATTCCAAATAATGATAAATCAAGATAGACATTTAAGTTTGGTCAATACTGAAATTAGAAATCCAAATGGTGAATTAGCTAAATTATCCAAAAATTCTACAATCATGTATAAAATACAAAGACAAGCTATTGTTCCACCACCACAAATAGATGTATTTGGTCAATTAGAAAATCAACAAATGCCAGATCCTAATCAACAAGAATTAATGGAGATATTACA